ATCAAAAACGAGATACTCGTATCGTTTGGTCGTAACGAAGATAACAAGGCGGCTGATTATGCCGAACTTGCAAAAAGTCAAGGGTTCCAACCAACACAAAAGATGAAGGTAGAACCCATGACTTTGAAAGCGCTAGTCCGTGAGCGTATTGAGGCAGGAAAAGAAATGCCAACGGAAATCTTTGGGGTTTTCTCAGAGAATAAGACAACAATAAAAAGGAACAAATAAACATGAACCAAGTAACAACAAAAAAAGAAGGAGCATTAGCAGTCAACTTATTTGAAGCTGATGCAAACCAAGGTGCTCAAAATATATCGCAAGAAGATCTTGCGTTGC